ATAGTTTGATTTTAAAATATTTTCATCAAACTCATTTTTGAGTGACTCAATCAATTCAGGTTTATCATAACTTAATTGGCAATTAAATGATTGGTCATGATATAATTTTCCATCTTTTGGAGCTATTAATCTATTCTTATAGTCAATTTCTAATAAATATTTTACATCATCAAAAACTCTTAATCCAGCATCTAAAAATACAACTCTTGACCATTTCAAAAAATAATCATCAAATATATGTAATTTCTCCCATTGATTTAACTTGTTTATTTCTCTCTTATCTGTTGTATCATTAAACCCATTTTCTCCTATATTTGCAAGTAAGTGTGTTTTATCAATTGAAGGAAATTTAACTTCAATAATATTATAAAAATCCTTAAAATTTGAATTCAAATCAAAATCAATTGTGACCAAAACAATTTGACCATTCCAGTTACCTTTAGTTCTTAAATCAATTATAGTTCTTTTAGCTTTATTAAAATAATTTAAATCTGAAACTAGAGCAAAAACAGTTTTAGCATTTTCTACCATTTCTACTTTATTTTCTTCGACAACTTTAAAATCTGCGTCAATCGATGAATAAAAATCGTATAGCTCCTTTGTGGTAACTTTATGAATTGTAATTGATGTTTTAAGTTCAGAATCATGATTTTGCAACCCAGTATTAAATAGATTATTATTAATTTGTTTCACATCGTTGTCTTTTTTTATTTCTTGAATCCATAATCCAATACATAAATCATCACACCAATGTTTATAAGAATTATTAATACCAATATTTTTTAAATAATTATTAATTAATTTATATAACCCATTTGAAATAGCATAACCAGCTCCGCCTGACATATAAATACAATAATCATTTTTAATATGGTCTAGTTCTTTGCCTATATAATAACATTCATTTGGATTGTAGAGAGATAATAATGTTTCTAGTCTATTTTTAAAAACAAAAGTGTCATCATCAATAAATATATACCAGTCATAATGAAGAATATTCATATTGTAAATAAAATGTATATATTTCCAAGTAATATTTTGAATATCATCCATACAATACCACCCAAATTGACGGTTTTCAATATTAGGTTTAGTTGTAAGATAAAAAATATCTTCTTTATTTATATTTTTCAACATTGTATCCATTTGATACTTAACTCTTGTTTCCAAATATTTATCACATGTAGAAATAATATAACAAATTCTCATAATAGTTATATTATTTAATTAATTTTAAATTACTTTTTATAAATTCTTTATATTTTTAATCTTTTTTATTAGCAAAAGGTCCACTAACCAATTGACTTTGACCATTATCAGTTTTTCCAACAACAATATTTTCTCCTTCGAACAATTCCATGCATATATCAGCAGTTGAAATATTCTCTTGTTCCTTCAATGAGAATTCTTGTGTATTTGCATTATTAACGCCAATCAAGTTGCCTTGTTCGTCGATAGTTTGAGTTAATGTATTACCTGATTTCTCAGCAGATTTAATATTTTCTTCAATTGCTTTTTGTTTAGATTCTTTTGTTCGTTGTTCGAAAGCAGTTTTAGCATTTGACTCATTCTTAGTTTTTTCTTTCATCAATTGATTAAGCTCTTCTTCCATATATTCAACACGTCCTGTCTTATAAGATTCAGGATCCCAAGGCATCCACATACCAATAGGTCCAACAAAAACATCATGATTAGGGTCAATTTCTCTTAACATTTTGCATCTCAATTCTGCTTCTTCTTGAGTAGGATATGAACCACGAATCTTCAAACCTCTTGTACTAGTTTGAAAGTTATGAGATATATCAAATTGTTTTTGAAGTTCTTCTTCATTGTTATCTAAAAAGGTCTTATATTCATCGTCCATTTTTGATGTTGACAATGTTTCTCTTTCTTCCTTAACAAAATCCTTAAAATCATTTGAGACATCTTCAAAGGAAACATTATATTTGTATGAAATAAAATTTAAGAACTGAACAAATTTTTCCATTGATTTATTAAATTCCCATTTCTTTAGGAACTCTTCAAAAAAATAAATTTCCTTTTCTTTTAGGATTTTTTCAGGAGAACAAAAAGAAACACATACAAATTTTTGACCAGCAATAGGCTTATCTTCTTCTAATAAATCAACATATTTCGGATTTATTTTTCCATTAGTTTGTTTTCTTTCAAAACCAATCTTTTTAGAATTCTTGTCTTTAGAACGATCCATTTTAATTTATTTAATTATTTAATTTTAAGTTTTTTATCGCAATATATATATTTTTTTCTTTTTATTTATTATAATGAACGGATTAATAAATGTCGCTGAACTTGTTAAAAGAATCATTAAGTATCTTGTTGAAGGTTTAATGGTTGCTATTGCTGCTTATGCTATTCCTAAACGTTCTTTGAACATTGAGGAGATTATTTTGATCGCTTTAACTGCTGCCGCTACATTCAGCATTCTTGACACATATGTCCCTAGTATGGGAGCCACTGCTCGCTCTGGTGCTGGCTTCGGTATTGGTGCTAACTTGGTTAGATTCCCTGGTGGTTTTTAAGCCAATTAAAGTAACATAATATATTTAATCTTGATATAATATATTATGGTAAAAAGTCGCAAACAAATGCACAAAAAACGCAAGGGAAGAAGTGCAAAAAGAGTTATGAGAGGTGGAGATTTTAGTGAGGAACAAAAGATAGAATTACAAAATACAGGATTTTATCCAGGTCAGATTGAGAGATTTCAGCTTATGGGGCTTACATTTGACCAAATTAACCAAAAAATACAAGAAATAACTGGTGATGATTTTCATGGAAATTCAGACGATTTAGCTGATGCTGTAGAGCAAGCGCTTGATGAAGAACATATGAACCAAGGAATGCCACCAACACAAGCTGTTGCTAATCATAATATGGATATTTATCATGATGATGCTGGTCAAATGAATATGAATGAATTAGATATGGATATTGATCAAGAAGGAACTGATAATGAGGCTGATAGTGATGATGATATGAATGGTGGTAGAAAAAAGAGAAAAACAATGAAAAAGCGTAAAGGAAGAAAAACTCGCAAAACTGGAAGAAAAAATGGCCGCAAAACTGGTCGTAAAAGTCGCAAACAACGTGGAGGCATGTGTTATGGAAATGGTGTAGGAGCGAATAATTATGACCCTAGCTTTTCTATTTATAATACAAGGGAATTAACATTGTTTCCTTATAGTCCAACAAATTAAAATTGATTTAAATATAAAAGAAATATTATATTTAAAATAAAAGAGATGTTAGAAGAGTACAAAGATATTATTGATTATGAAGATTCTTATCAAATAAGTAATTACGGAAACGTAAGAAATAAAAATACTGGTAGAATTTTAAAACCAACAGAAGGAAAAACTGATAAATATTATTACATTAGCCTTTGTAAAGATGGAAAACAAAAAAATACAAAAATACATAGACTTGTAGCAACATATTTTGTTGAAAATCCTGAAAATAAACCATTTGTTGATCATATTGACAATAATAAACTAAATAATTATTCAATAAATTTAAGATGGGCAACAGTTCAAGAAAATAGAAGAAATATTCCAATGTTTAAAAATAATACTTCTGGACACAAAGGTGTTGTATTTGATAAAAAGTATAATAAATGGCAAGCAAGAACAAGAATAGATGGGAAATCTGTTTGTTTTGGGTCATTTGATAAAATTGAAGATGCTTTGGACGCTCGAGTTAAAGGAGTAAATAAATTATTTGGTGATTTTACTAATAATGATGAGAAAATTTAAATAGTAGGAATAAATTCCCAATCAAGTTCTTCACATATCTTTTTCCAAATTACGTCTTGTTCTATTCTTTTTTCCTTATCTTTGAGCATCGGAAAGTGTTCAAGATATTGTTCTTCTCCTAGCAGTTCACATAATTTATAAGCTGTATAATAATAATTCAAAAAGTTAACTCTATCGTCAGGGCAATTTTTAGAATAAGGTGATTGTAGCTCGATAAAAAGGTTACAAAGTGTTTCTTCTA